GCTCTCAAGCGGGATATTGCACCGCTTGGTCAGCTCGAGCGCCAGGCCGAGCCGCGGCTCCCGCTGGCCCCATTTGATCATGCTCAGGAACGGGACGCCGACGCCCAGGTCGTGCGCGAGATCGGTAATGGTTTGGTCGGGATGGGCTTCCAACCAGGCCGCGAGGTTGGGGTAGATGCGTTGGCGGTTGATACCCATAAGGCAAGGCCGGTATAAAGGACTGCGCTATTCTTCACACCTAGCCCAGAAACGTCAATGATTTTTCTCGCCGCGCTATCTTGTTGACTCATTAGGACTTCAGCGTAATCAATTACCTCGGCGGCTTCACTATTCGTGAACATCGGTGTATAGTCCTCGCATGGTCACATCGGTGTCGGATCGGTTGCGGCAGACCTTAAACCGCCTCGGGAAGGGCGAATATGGCTGGCGCACGGCTCTTGCCAAGTTCTCCCAGAACCGTCCCGGCGGCGCCCGCATTCTGGCGCAGAACCTCACCTACTTCCTGAATCGCACGGCGGGCCGGCATCGCCCGTTGGCGATCGATGATCTCGACGACATCGCCGCCTATTTCCGCGTGTCGCTTGGCGTGCTCCTCGGCGATCCCCAGGCCGGCGAATTGTCGGGCGACGAGCAGCGCATGCTGTATGCCTTCCGCGCGTTGCCTGACGAGACGAAGAATCACTTTCTGCACATCATCGAGGCGGCAAGCCTGCATAGTCAGCCGCGGGGCTGGTCCCCGCGGCGCTTCACGGCGCCAGGTGGTCCCTGGCGCCCGGTGCTGGCGGATCGGGAGGATGTCGGCTAGCGCAACGGGACAAACCCGATCAGCTGCACGAGCACGACGAACAGGACGGCGATCCAGAGCGGCAACCGCCCCGCCGCCGCCGCCAGGACGCACCCGAGCGCGATCAACACGAGCAGCAAGGTAATCGTTAGCACTGGATCCTCCGTTCCACGTGGAACCGTCTAGCCCTCGACGTTCGGCCCGCCGCCGCCAAAGCGCTCCGTAAATTCCTCATTTGAGATCACTTCGATCACCTGCCCGCTATACCGGCTCGAGAGCACCCAGTCGCCCTCGTTCACCGGGTAATAGACCCCGCCGGCGACGACAAACGCGGGCGCCGTCTCGACACCCTCGGGCGGGTCCGTGCGCACGCCGATCGGGATCGGCTGGCCGGCGAGCATTTGCTCCGCGTAGACCTTCAGCGGGCGCTCGGTGTGCTGTTGCTGGTTGCCTTGCGGCGGATAGGGTTGGGCCATAACAGATCCTCCGGTCAGGCGAGCATGAGCGCGAGCGACACGCGCAGCGCGATCGTGGGGACGGCCGCCCACGGCGAGCTGAAGATGTCGCGATAGAGCCGCAGGTACGGATCCGCGCTCGGTTGCTGGTACACCCCCCAGCCAAACGCCGGATCGGCGTAATAGTAGAACGGCCCCGACTGCTTCGCCGCGAGCGTCCACGGGAGGACGATATTGAGCGTGGACGGCGTGCCGCCCACCGACGCCCCGTCGATCACGAGGACCACGTGCGCGAGCTTGCCGACAACACGGTGACTGAACCGGCCCACCTGGGCCGCGCCGACCGTAAACGTCCCGCCCGTCGCGCCGAAGTTGCCCGCGTTGAACGGCACATCGACCCACGGCGGTTCCACGACGCCGTCGATCTGGGTGTAGAGCGCCGTTTTCTCGGCGTTGTTGATGACGGTCCCGACCGTGCCCGAGCCGTCGTCATCAATCCAGGGCGTGCGTGTAATCGGCATACGTCCTACTTCCGCAGCTGGCGGATCAAATCTTCAAACGTGAAGCGTTGCGACGAGGCGACGACGTCGTAATTCGGTCCCTTTTTGCCGTCCGCGGTAAACCCCGACAGTTGCACGTCCTGAATACGAAACGTGCCCGCGACATCGACCGGCGCGCCAAGGGTGATCGTGACGAGCGCGCCGCTCACCGTGGCCGGATCCGTCGTCCGGTACCGGAGCGTGACGAGCGGATCCTTCGACCGCGCCAGGAGCGCGTGCGCCTCGGCCGTGGCTTCGGTGATCGACAAGCGCCGATCCTGCTGATAGCTTTCCTGCACGCCGATCGCGCCGCCACCGAGCAGGGCGGCCAGCGCCGCTTGCGCCGGTAGGTCGTCGACGATGATCAACACGTTGACGGGATCGCCCTGGGCGATCGGCCAGACGATACTCCCGAGCCCCGACGCCGGGATGCCGATGATCTCGGCCGCGGCGATGACGGGCGTCCCGTAGGCGATCGACGCGGTGATCGCGCCGTCGCCGCTCGTCGGGATCCCCGTGAGCGCCGTGGCCGACGTGCCGGCATAGCGCACGACCTGTTGCCCCGCCGTGACATGCCCGCCGCTCGGCGCAAACGGCGCCGTACTGGTGACGAGCAGATCCGGCGAGCCGGCCGGGACGAGTTTGTTTTGCGAGACGACGCCCGCGGTGTCGACGACGGGCACGTTGGCGCCGAGACTGGCGTCGGGCGTGTTGTCAAACGCCGGCAGCGCCGTCGCGGTGTTGTTGGCCAGCGTCGTCAACAGTTTGAGCTGGCTGGCGCCCGCCGCCGTGCGGTAGACCTTGCGCCCGGTGACCCCGCTCGGGCCCGGCGCGAGCCCGGCCACGGTGACTTGCGACTGGACGACGGACCCGCCCGGCGCCGGGTTGGCGGGCCGGCTGTTGACGAGTTGCCCGTCGCCGTAGAAATCGTAATAGGTCTGCGCCGCCTGGCCCACCGGGATCGCCGCGATGCTGTACCACGTGCCCCCGACGAGGCGCCACCAGACGAAGCGCAGCGCGCCCGCCGGGACCGGTGTCGGCGCCTTCCACGAAATCGCCATCCCGCACGCGTGCCAATTGCCGCCCTGATCCTGCCACCCGATACAGCTTTGCTGCACGGTCGCACTCAGCGCCGACAGTTGCGATGTATCGGTGACGCTATCCACAAAACTCCAGCAGAACGCGTACGTGTAGATCGCGCCGATCTCCAGCCAGCTCCCACTGACGCCGACCCAGGTATAGACCGAGAGCGGGGCCGGGCCGGGGACGCCCAGGCCGACGACGATCGGACTCGCCGGACTCGGTAACGTCTCGCCGTTGGCCGTGACCCAGGTATAGGCGTAGTTGTGCGGGCCGGCCTCCACAGCGCTGGCGCCCCGCCCGGCGGTGAGCGTGGGCGCGGTCGTCGGCGTGATGCCAGACCCGACAAACGCGCCGCCCCCGCCCTCGACGAGGCCGGTATAGGCGATCTGCTGCGGGCCGGACACGAGCCACCCGCCCGTTGGGCTGTACCAGACGACGGTATCGACCGGGATCCGGGTGCTGCCCGGCGCGACGGGCGCGATCGCATTGACGCCGCCGCCCTCGACGAGCGCGCGCGTGACGATCTGCGACAGGTCGCGCGCGTACGTCATCGACTTGAACGAGCGGAGATCCCAGGTGATCGGCGTCGGCGGCGGTTCCTGCTCGCTGATCCAGAGCAGGACGTTCTTAAAGTAGTCGACCTTGGTATAGCCGCCGATCCGTTGCGCCAGGCGCGAGCACGCGTTCGCCAGCGTCTCGTTGGTGAACGTGATTTCGTCAATGATCGGCAAGCCGGCTTGGGCCGCGGCGACATACCCGGGCGGCCCCCAGTTTGTCACGAGGTTCCAGAGGATCGACGTCGCCGAGGCGGTGAGAAATTTCGCGGTGACGAGGCGTTGGTTGAGTTGCCACGTCCAGTCGATCGCCTCGGTATGCCAGAGGATATTGCGCGGGTTGCCGGGATTCTGCACGGCGATCGCCTCGGTGACGCGGACGATGTTCCCGGCAAAGAGCCGCTGCGCGCCGTTGGCAATCACGATCACGGCGCCTTCGACGGGTTTGGCGTCGTAGACCGTCAGCATCGCCGTGTTCGGCGTGTTGTGCTGGTAGTCGTGGATCGTCAACGAATGATGAATGATGCGGCGCGCGCTGCCGCCGATCGTGATACTCAGGCGCTGGAGGGCGTAGTTGCTGCGCGACGCGTCAGACCGCATGACGCCCGAGAGGGCGTACATCAGGGCGCGCTGCCCGGGCGCGAGGCTCACGAGGGCTGCAACCCTTGCCGCGTCAGGCGTTGCATGATGCTATCGCCGACGAGGCGCCCGATCTGGTCCTGCGCCTGCGGATCGTTCATGATCGGGTAATTCATCTGCACGGCGCCCGCGGCCATGTTGACGGTGTAGCCGGGCGTATAGCCTTTCACCATGTCGGCCGATCCGGTGAACAGCGGATTTAAGGCGTACTGGCTCTGCCCGCTGACCAGTTCGGCCCAGTTCGCCGGCAGGACCGTGTTGCCCCGCATCCCCAGGCCGGAGCCGGTCGGGAGCGCCGTGTTGCCGAGATACTCCTGGCCATAGCGAAATGTCGACGTGCCGCCCTTGGCGCCCATGAGAAACGCCGCATTACTCGGCGTGTTCCCCGCCGCCCCGCCCGCGCCGAGATTCAATCCCCCGCCGCCCAGGTTCAAGCCTTGAAACGCCGCGGTGACGCCGTTGATGGCCCCGCGCGCCTGGTCGGCCGCGCCGGCCACGGTCGTCAGCGAGCTTTCGGCGCTCGTGCCCCACTGCTGCAGCGTCAGTTGCGCCGCCTCGGACTCGTCGCGGAGCTGCTGCAACCGCGCATCCGTGTATTGGTCGGCGTGCAGGCGGGCGATTGTGTACGCCTCGGCGGCTTTGGTCGCCAGGGTTTCATAGGCGGCACGCGTCGTCGCGTCGCCTTCGATCGCCGTCTGGATGTAGCGCTCCGCTTCGGCGTTGACCTCGCGTTGGAAGGCGGCTTGTTGTTGCTTCAGTTTGACGAGGTTCGCCGTCGCGGTTTCCTCGGCTTTCATCGCCTCGGCGACCGCGCGCACCTGGATGGCGGTCAACCCGTAGGCGTCGGCGAGCGCCTTTTGCGACACGCCCGCCTCGAGGTAGTACTCGATAGCCTCGACGATTTCGCCGTCGACCGAATCGAGCACGCCGGCAAACCCGCGCGTCGCGATCAACAATTCGTCCGTCCCCGTTTTCCACGCCTTAAAGGCGGGCGTCGCTTGTTCGGCCGCGAGTTGACTGGCGGCCAGTTCGGCGGCGAGGCGCTCTTGCTCGACGACCAGTTCCGCCGACGTGAGCGTGATCGCGGCGAGCGGGGCGGCAGCATCTTTGGCCGCGGCGGCGACCTTCGGGAGGGCGTTGGCGGCGTCGTAGATCGCTTGCGCCACGGCGAGCTGCCCGCCGCCCATGCCGGCCTTCGGGTCAATCAGATTTGCGCCGATCTCGGCGACGGCCACGCCGATTTGCTTACTGACGAGCACGACGGCGGATCCGAGGGACTGCCAGGCCGAAATGGCGCGCGCGGACATCTTGGGCGCCTCGTCGGCGAGTTTCTCCATGTCGCCCAGGACCGCCGGCAGCACTTCCTTCCACGTCTTACCGAAGGCGTCCGCGGCGACCGTCGCGCGCAGCGTCGGATCCTCGATGTTGTTGATCCCATCCGCCAGGCGCAGCATGGCGTCGTACGGCGAATCGTTGACGAGGTCATCAAACTCAATCCCGAGCAGCTTGGCCGCTTGCACCAGGCCCTTGTCGCGCGTGCCGATGGCAATCGCGAGATTCTGCACGGTCCCGGTCAGGGCCGACATCGGGACATTCGTCGCCGCGGCGATGTACTGGAGCGCCTGGACTTCGTCGGTCGCGAGCCCGGTTTGCTTCGCGATCTTGTCGATGCCTTCCGCCGTGTCGATCATCGTTTTCGCAAACCCGACGATCGCGGCGACGCTAAACGCGCGTGTGATGAGCGGGCCAAAGGCGGCAAGCGACGGCGCCGCCTGGCCCAACGCGCTATTCAGATCCTTTGTGCTGGTAACGGTCGCTTGCAGGCCGGTCGGCTTGACGTTCGAGACAAACCCGACCGCCTTCGACGCGCGGTCGCCGCTCGAGGTCAGGCGATCGAGTTCCTGTTCGGCCTTTTGGGTTTCGGTGATGAAGGACGAATAGTCGCCGAGAAAGACGCCCGTGATCGCCATCGGTTAGCCTGTCAGCCGATCATCTTCGGCGAGGAGTTCTTCGACCAGGACGGCGTACACATCGGGATCCAGTTCGGCTATCCATTCATAGCGCCAATGACAGCGACGCGCGATCGCGAGGTCGGACGCGATCGCGGCTCGCCAGCGGGGATCGTTTTTTTTTGCTCCGCGCGCTTGGCGTCCTGCGTCGCTTCATGCGCCGCGATGGCCGCGAGGATTTCGGCGAAGTCTGGCCCCTCGAGGTTGTCGAGCACGCCCGCGAGGTCGTCGGCGTCGAGCCCGGCGATCGGCATGTCGTCATCCGCCAGGCGCCAGTCGACGAGGTACGCAACGACGGTCGCGCGCCCGATTTCGTGCAAGCGCACCTTGGGCGCCGTGCCATCGTCAGCGGTTTCGTACATGCGCGCCGCCCGCGCGCGTAATTGCCCGGCGTTCAAGCGCGTGCGGACGATCAGCACATCGCCATTCTCGAGCGGGAGTTCGGTCGTGCCTGGCGTGACAAAGCGGCTCATAGCGTTATCCGTGCGGTTGGCCGAGTTCGGCGACGATGCCGCCGTGCGTATCGATCGTGATCGTCTTGACCGGGAAGCACCAAAACCCGTGGGCATTGGGCGCGACAAACCCGATCCCCGCCTGGCGCACGAGAAAGCGATCGATCCGCGTCGCCGTCGTGCGGAGGCGGAAGATCGTTTTTTGTTTCGTAATCGTCCACGGCCCGAGGCGCGCGGCGGTCGTGTGCCCGATCACGAATTCGCCTTCGCGCCCGCGGACCTGGAGCGACGTGAACATCTACGGCGTCGACTGATCCGGCCCGGTCCACGGCCCGCCGGCCTTAAAGTTGCCGGTAACTTTGGGCGCCATCAGCGAGCAATCGATCGACGCGTCGAGGTACGCCGGCCCGGTCCAGAAGAAATCCGGCTCGTTCTTGTTCGGCGTCAGCTTGAGGATCCCCGGCTCGGTGACCGTCGCCGCGATAAACAGCGCCAGTTCATCCGAGTTCCAGAACCCGCCCAGGCTGCCCGAGATATCCGGCAAGCCGGGGATGTAGACCTTGTTCGGATCGCCGAAGCACGTCACGTCCTCGTAGTCCGTGGCGAAACTGGCTTTCCACGTGTTGAGCGACACGATCGGGACCGACACCCCCGGGGCCGGCGGCGGCGCGTAACTCACTTCTCCGTAGCGTCCACTGAGGATCATGGTTCTACCCTTCCCGCGTCACTTGGACGCAAACAGTTCATACGTGCCGCCACGCCGGTACCAACGGATCGAGCGATCATCGGGATCGAGTTCAAGCGGTGGACGTACGCGCCCGGTGCGCGCGATCGATACCGCCGGGAACCCGTCCACCACGGGCGCGGCGTCGTGCAATATGGCGTCGATGCGATCCGCCGCCGCTTTGATTTGCGGTCCGCCGATCGCGCTCGACACGCCGTTCGCCGTCACGAGATAGGACACCACTTCAAATCCGCCGCCGTCCATTGTGTGGTTATCCACCGTTGGCCCGGTGAGACTGACGATCGCGAACCGTTGCGCGCCAGGAGGCGCGTCGTCGATGTACACGCCGTCCGGTAAGAGCGCGGCAAGCTCTGGATCGGTTTTGAGTAATTCGACAACGGCGGCGTCTAGGTTCGATCCGTCGTGGTTGTTGTTCGTTTGCTCGGGCGGTTCCGGCGGCAAGCTGAGCGCGTAATGCGCGGCGATTTCGGCGGCCGTCAGCGCGCGGGGATAGATCGCGACCTCATCGAGGGAGCCAGACCAGAACAGGCCGAGCGCCGTCGATGTCCCGATGTCAAAGGGCATGAGCGTCGAGCCGACGAGCGCGCGATTGAGCGGCGTATCCACTGGAAACGCCACACCATCGACGTAGACATTGATCACAGTCCCACCAGGGAACGTCCAGACGATGTGGTGCCACTGCCCATTGGCCACAGGCGAGACGATGCTCGCGACGTTGGAACTGTTCGGCGAGAGCGCGTTCGCGTAGGTCACAAAACACTGAAGGGAGGTATTGCCCACGACCGCAAACGCGTAGGTATCCTGGGTCGCATTCGGAAAGCGCACACCGCAGATCCCTTTATTGAGGACCGTCGTGCGTTCCCAGAACTCCACGCTAAACACCGGGCCGATACTGACATTAGCGGCCGTGCTGATCTTGCCGTCCACGGCATTAAAGCTCATCGCCGTAGTGCCGTCGCTGAGCGCGCCCGGCTGGTTGAGCGTCACGCCGCCGCTAATCGTCCCGGTCGCCCCGCCGATAATGTCGAGCGCGACGGCGCCGTTGGTTTCCCCGAGGCGCCAGTAATGCGAGGCGCCGTCCGCGATGATCCGATCGCTGTACGCGCTCATGCGACCCGGACCTGTAACCCGGCCGCGCGCAGATCCGCGATCGCCTGTTGAATGAGCGCCTCGGTTGCGTCACGCATGGTGCGGCGGAAGATCAGGGTACGCGGCATCACCCCGCGATACGCGCCCTTGTAATACCGCGGCTTGGTCCCGTATTCATAGAGCAGCGCATGGTGCGCGCTCGAGCGCACCAGCGCGCGCGTCGTCACCTGCTGCCGTTCCAGCGCCACGCCCACGCCCGCGCGCAGATTCCCGGTCGGCCCGATCGGGTACGCGGCAATCAGGCGCCCCGCCGTGGTGTTGGCCGTTTCCCAGATGCGCGACGCCGCCGCGTTGGCGAGATCCGCCGGCACCGCGCGCCCCTCCTGGCGCATCGCGTCGAGCCCATCCCAGCGCAACCCGCTCATGCGACCTGCTCCGACACGAGCAACTCGAGGTCGATATCGCGCGCCTCGGGTGTCCCGACATACAGGACCGAGAACGCCCGCGCCCCGTGCTTGATGCGCGTTTTGGTCGTGATGCCGGGATGAAACCGCCCCGCCAGGACATGCGTTGCCATGCTCGCGACCGTGCCGGTCGTCACGCGCTCGAGGTCGCGCACGCCCGCCGGCCGGATGCGCGCGTGCCAGGTCGGCGGATCGAGCGGCGTATACACGTCGGTAAAGCCCCCGTCGCCGTCCGGCGTCGGCGTCGGTTGCTCGAGCGTCACAAGATGCCGGGCGGCGCCAATCGGCATAGGTCACGCGAGCGCCGGATCCCGCCGGCGCTTCACCACGTTTTCCACGGCCGCCCAGACCGCCGCGTCCATGTCCGGCGAGGCGAGGTCATCCCCGCGGTGCTCGTAGTAGTACGCGACGAGGATCAACACGGCGCGCTTGATTTCGCTCGGGACCGTCAGCGCCGTCCACGTGTCGTCGGCGCGCTCCTTCAGGTACGCATAGATCAGATCGTTCGCCTGCTCGCGCGTCGCCTCGATATCTTCCTCGTGATCCATATCGGTCACGCGCAGATGCCGCTTCGCCTCGTCAAACGTGACGAGCTCGGGCACGCCGGCACTCATGGGCGCGCCTCGCGATCCCGGTCGCGCGCATCGCGTCCGCGTTTGACGGCGAGCTGCCAGGCCCCATCGGCGCCCGGCTTGGCGGCGGTGTCGGCCCGACAGATCCAGAGCGAGCCATCCGAGGTCACCGCGTCGCCGACGCCGTAGGACTTGCCGCCGACAAAGACGCCGCAGTACCGCAGGCCGGGCGCGCCGGCCTCCCCTGGCGGGCCGGGCGGGCCTGCTGGACCGGGCACCGGCTCCCGGGTTTCGAGCGTGTCGAGGCGTTCGCCGAGCGCCGCGATCGCCAGCGCGAGATCGTTGCGCTCGAGCGCCGTCATGCGCGCGACGAGCGGCGCCAGCGCTTGCTTGATGCAGGTTTCCACGACGGCGGCGAAGGTCTCAGGCTGCATCGATCGCCGTCCAATCTTTCGCGAGCAAGCACGCCGCAGCGTCCTCGAGGAAGGCGTCGTCCTCGTCGATGCCGCTCGGCGGCGGGCCGGTGATCGCACTCGGCGCCTCGGGCGCTTTCGAGAACGGATCATCGCGGTCGCGTTTGGCGAGCGCCTCGAGCGAGAAATTCTGTTGTTGCATGTAGGCGCTATCGCCGCCGGCAATCGGCGGCAGCGAGAAGTACGCCCGGCGCGCTTCGTTGACCGTCATACCGGACCCGCCGATCGCCTCGCTCGCCGACTTGGTGCGCGTCGACGAATCCATCCAGACGAGGTCGTCGATATCCAGCTCGGTCCCGTATTGCGTCCCGTTCACGCGCTCGAGCACGCCGAGCCCCTCGTCGAGCGAGCGCTCGAAATTGACGATCAGACTCTGCAAGCACTGCGAGTAATAGAGCTGCACGTACGCTTCGGGATTCGTCGGCGGCGTCTTGCCCGCGTCGATCATGAAGATCGGCAAGTGATAGCAGGAGCAGATCGTTTCCGCCGTCCAGTGCAATTGCTCAATCAATTGCGCGTCGACGGCGTTGACCGACATGGCCTGGTATTCCAGCCCGTCGCCCAGCACGGCAACCTTGCCCATGTTCGCGCCAGAGAAATTGGTATCCCAGTACGTCTTGAGGCGTTGCGCCGTGTCGTCGCCGATGGCGCCCGGCGCCGACAGCACGCCGCCCGGGTTGCTGCCATTCGAGAAGAACCGATTACTGTTGTTCTGGATGGTCTGCCCCTGGAGCGCCGACAACCCGCACGCGTAGAGCGGCGAGACGCCGATCAGCGGGTGCCAGAGCGTGATCATCGTGTCGTGAATAATCTCGGAGGCCGGCGCGACGAGCCCCTCGGGCGGCACGGGCGCCAGCGTGACGCCGATCTCGGAGGGCGTGTCGAGCTTGTACCAAACCGAGCCATCCGGCGCGACCAGCACCTGCACGCGTTGCGGATCGAGCACGTACAGCGCCACGACGACGCCGCGGTCGTCACGCTCCTTCAGGACGTACGTGTTGCCCCAGATCAGTTTGCTCGTGATCCACTGCTCGACAAACTTATGCGTCGTCTGGTAGCGGTTCGGTTTCCGCAACACGGGCGAATAGGCCGGGTTGGTCGTCTCGCGCCAGATGTCGGGCTCGAGCTGCTCGACGAGGCGCAGGCGCAGCTTCCCGATATCGCTCGAGATCAACGTCGTACACGCAAACACCGCCCAATAGCTGAGGGCGCTTTCGGCGGTGATCTCTTCGTTGCGCTGCCAGGCGCCCGTCGTGGCTTCCCGAATCACGGTGAGAAACGACGACGCGCGCCCGCCGAGTGGCGTCAGCGCGGCGGCCCCGGGGGGAGGGGCCGCCAACGCCTTGGCGCGCGTAATCGACAACCCGAGGATCTGCACGAGCCCCGGTTAGCGCTTGCCGGCCGCCGCGGGCGGTTCCGCCTGGGCGCTCGCGCCAAACGGCGTCGCGCCGCCGACGTAGGCCGCGGCCGTCAGGTACTTGACCGCATTCACGCCGGCCTTTTTCCAGTTGATGAACCGCTCCGCGCGCAACCCGACCAGGTTGTTCTGCCAGAGCGAGACATAGACCGTTGTTGCATCCCCTGGGGTCACGGGCGCCGAGTCCATTTGAATCGAGGCCTCGCGCGACGCATCGATCGTCACGCCGCCTTCGTCCGCGTACAGGATCATCGACGGTTGCAGGCCGATCACGTTGGTCCCGGCCGCCTGGCTGGCGATCACCTGGATCCCGCCATCGACGGACCCGCCGCTCATGGTCATGCCCGGAAACGCGCGGCCCCCGTCACTGTTGCGTTGCATCGCGAGCGCGGCCGCGTTCGCCTCGGACATGATCACCGTGACGCCCGCCAGCGGGATCCCGAACGACGCGAAGTGACTCAGGAGCGTAAACACGTCGGTGAGCGGGTTGGCCGTCGCCGCCGCGGTCGGCGCGCCATTGGTGATCGAGGCCGGATTCACGCCCGCGACCGCCACGACCGCCGGATCGATGAACTGCTGATCGAGAAACGCCGCGATCCCCGCGACCATGTCGGCGCGACAGAGCGCCTCGGCGCTCGGATTCGAGAGGCGCACCAGTTCCTCGGTCAGGACGATGATCCCGGCCGCCTTGGCAATGCCCAGCGTTTCCGCGGTAAAGGCGAGCTTCGTGACCGGCTTCGCTTTACCCTCACCCACCCACCCGTACGATCCGCCGGCCGACTGCGCCGGGATCTTGGTGTTGAAGGGCACGACGCGCAGGCCGCTGATCTTCCCGAGGATCGTCGCGGGGCGCAGGAGCGCGATGAAATCGTTCGCGATCGTCTGGTTGACGAGGGGACTCGCCCAGGTCGCATCCGTGGTGTTGCCGGCGGCGACGGCGGCCTTCAGGTACAGACTCACTTCGGGCGTCGAGTCGTTCCACCGGGCGCGCGCGTATTCCGCCGCTTCGCCAAAATTGCCCTTGCATTGCAGCACGGCGCACGCGGCGCGCACGAACGCGGAGCCCTGGGGGAGCTGCGACTTGCTGAAGAGCACGCGCGACGGCTCTGTCTGGGCGGGCGTCGCCTTGACCGGCGTCGCCGAGGCCGCCATGCGCGCGGATTGCTCCGTCAGGCGCACCAGGTGCGCGTCGAGGTCGGTCACGGCCTTCGACAGCGTGTCGTATTCGTTCGCCTGGTCGGCGTCCAGCGTCGCGGGGCCGGCGGCCTCCATGATCTGGGAGAGGCGTTGCGTTTTCATCGCGCGATCGTTCTGCGCCAGGGTGATCGTTTCGGTAATGGTCATCTTGATTCTCGGAAGTTGCCCCGGGGCGCCGGGCAGGGTGGGGCCAGTCGCGGCCAGGTACGGGGCATCGAGCGACTTGACGAGCGCGATCGTCGCGTCGGCGTTGGCCGGCACGGCGACGAGCGACAGTTCGCAGATTTCGATCGCGTTGAGGTCTTGCCCGCCGTGCTTGTTCAGGGGCGCCGCGCCCGTGAGGCGGTAGCCGATCGAGACGCCGCGCAGCAAGCCGGCTTTGAGCGATTGCCAAGCCTCGTTGACGCGATCGCGGAGCGTGCCCGCTTCGGCAATCGTCGGGAGCGTCGCGGTAAACGGAATGCCGGCGGCGGTCGGCGTGCCCAGCGTCACCAGGCCGATCGGCCATTGGCGCGCGTGGTGAAACAAGAGCGGGAGCGGATTGGTAAAGCGGGCGCCCAGCGGGTTGACGACATCGCCCTGGCGGTCGGGCGTCGGCGTCGTCGCGATTCCGGTGATCGTGCGCGTCGGCTCGTCGATCGCTTTGGTGTCGAGAACGGCGTAGGCCTGATCCATGTCGCGGTTGAGGCGACACGCTACAACCGCTGGCAGTGCGGACGGGTTGTCTAGTAACAGAACCCTAGCGCGGGATCCGTAAGTGCAGCATTTGCCGGACGAGGCCCGAGATCGACGTCTCCTGTTGTTTGGCGAGTTTCAACAGGGACTGGTAGTCGCTCACGCGGATCCACGTGCAGACCGTGGTCCGCGGTTCACTCGCGCGCGGGCGTCCCCCTTTGGATTTCGTGGGCGGGTCAGGCATCAGTACACCAGCATTTGATACTTGGGCGCCTGCGTCGTCTGCGCCGCCAGATGGCCCGAGAGCGCCAGCAGGATGGCGTCGACGGCGTCGATCTTGTTCGGCGAGTTCGGCGCGTCCTTCGTCGGCAGGAGCGATCCGTCGCGACGCCGCTCCAGACAACAATTCGAGACTTGCCACGTCAGGAATGAGGCGCCCGTGTGCCGCAGTTGGCGCGCGCGAATCCGCGCCTCAAATTCTTTCGCGGGTTCCGTAAACACCTTGGCGTTTTTGGACGCCACGATCACGCGCACGCCGCCCGCGCCGAGGTTTGCCGCGATGTTCAAGGCGCCAAACCGTTCAAACGTGATCGACTGCACGTCGAAGCGGTCGCCATCCGCGCGGAGGTCGGCTTCGATCGTGGGATAGTCCGTGAGGTTGCCCGCGGTCGCGATCAGTTCCGATTGGGCCCAGGCGCGATACTCCGGCACGGCGCGCGCGCGTTCGGTCACGACCAGCGCCGGCAGGTAGCCGCGGACGAACACATAGATGATGTCGGCGCGCAGAAACACCAGCGCCACGGCCGCGATATCGTCGCGCTCGGCCAGGTCCACGCCGATCCAGCAGCGTTCGTGCTCGAAGTCCTCGAGCGTCAACGTCGGATCGGCGCAGCGGGCCCAGGCCGGCATCGATAACCAGGTGGACGCCGAATGGAGCCAGCGATTGCATTGCTTGACCTCGAACTCACCCTGGAGGCCGGGCGTCGCGATCGCATCGTCGCGGTAACTGCGGACATAGTCGAGCGACGGCGTCACGCCGATCATGGGCGCCGCCTTGATCCAGACGTGTTCGTCGCGCCAGTCGTCGGCCTCGTCGAGCTCGTAGAGCACGCAGAACACGTGGGGCGCGTCAATGACGCCGTCGAGGATCTTCATGGACGAGGCGCGCAACGCGTAGCCGACGCTCGTCAACGAATAGCCCGCGGTCGTCGGCGCCATCAGCATCGGATTCGCCCGGGCGCCCTGGGCGGACTTCAACACGTCGTGCAGCTCAAACGTCTGCGCGTGCGATTCGTCGAGCGAGATAAACGACGGGTTCAACCCGTCCTGCGTGCTCGACTTGCTGTTGATGGGTTTAATCGTCCCGTCCGCGGTAAAGACCGCGTTCGCGTAGGCGGTCGCGCCGGCCTCGCGGAGCCACGGCGCCCGCCGCACCATGCGCTGACAGATCGAGAACACCAGGCGGCTTTGTTGCCCGCTCGACGCCGCGCAGACCACTTGCGGCCCGGGTTCCTGTTCACGGAGCAAGTGATAGAGCGCGCAGGCGGCGACGAGCGTCGACTTCGCCGACTTCCGCGCGACTTCGAAAAAGACCGACGTCACCAGGCGCCCGCCGTCCGGGCGTCGGAACCCGTAGATCGCGGCCAGGATGAACACTTGCCAGGGCTCGAGGTGGATCGTCCCGGTCGGCCAGCGCCCTTCGACGTGCGGTAAGCGTTCGATAAACGCGCACACGTCGACGACGTGGTCCGGCGACCAGGTCGCGGCGCCGTTGCGCATCCGCTGAAACCGCGCCCCGGCGCGCTGCGTCCAGCGGCCCGCGATGATCCGCCCCTCGAGCACGTCGGCGACGTAGGCATCGGCGATCGCCACGTAGGCGCGCGGCGGCGTCGGTTCGACTGGGGCGCGGGGCAGCCCCTCGGCCGGACCGGGCTGGCGCGTGCGCAGCCGGACGGGTTGCGCCGTGCCGCGCCGGACCAGTTCAGCCGCCGGCAGCGGGGCCCGTCCTTTCCGCTTAGGCACGTTTCCCTAATGATTTCGCCATATGCACCAGATCAGGGCATGTCAAGCAAATAATGCGGCTGGCACGGCATCTTGACCCAAGCCGGCTACTTTCGCTAGCTGGTATGGCTACCAGAGGGGTGGTTTCGTCCCCATAGTGGCTACTTTTCGTCGCGGAAGTGGCTATTTCGTGGCTGAAGTGGCTATTTTTGGCCCACAACGGCTACTGCATGACCGAAAAACGCCC